ATTTTGACTATGAGAAACTAGCGGAGATTGTTTCCGGAAAGCAGTCTGCCACGGCCGAGTCTGTTTTGAGAGGATACTTTAAACAGCAGGGGCTCAGCAAAGAGGAAATGGGCCAAGCTATTGAGGCTTTCAAGGCCCAGCAGAAAGCCCAGCAGCCGGATGTGGAGGGCTTGCAGACCCAGGCAACCCAAGCCACGCAGATGGCCCAGAGAGCGCAGGTGGAGAGTAAGGCTACACTTGCAGCAGTAGAGCTGGGACTGGATGCAAAGACAATCCCTTACGTGCTTAAGCTCGCAGACTTTAGCCAGGCGGTAGGAACCGAGGGGGAGATCAAAGAAGATGCAGTGAAAGCAGCACTCGAAAAAGTGATGGAGGATGTTCCTGCGCTAAAACCGGCGCCGGCAGATCAAAACGGATTTGTCCAGGTTGGGGCCAGCGGAGGCAGCAAACAGACAACGAACAGCAACGATGCATTAAAAGCAGCGTTCGGATTATAGAAAGGCAGGTAACACATAGTTATGGCAGTTTATGAATACGCAGAGGCGTTTACAAATCTTTTGCAGCAGAAATATGCGAAGGAGCTATGCTCTGACGAGCTTACGAAAAGTAACCCTGGGGTAAAGTTTATCAATGCGAAAACAATCAAGCTCCCGAGGATGACGGTATCCGGCTATAAAGACCATACAAGGACTCCGGGATTTAACGCCGGTACGATGAGCAACGATTACGAGCCAAAGGCATTGGCGCATGATAGGGACATTGAGTTCTGGGTAGATCCAATGGACATTGACGAGACAAACTTAACTCTCTCCGTAGCAAACATTCAGAATACGTTCGAGACAGAGCAGGCAATCCCAGAAAAGGATTCCTACCGGTTTTCTAAGTTGTACAGTGAGCTCAGCACCTTTTCAGGAAGAATCAACAACGAAACTATTACAGCTACAAACTTCCTTGAGGCTTTTGACACGGAAATGTCCTACATGGATGAGGCCGGAGTACCGGAGGAGGGGCGTATACTCTACGTGACCCCAACTATGAAGAAGATTGTAAAAGAAGCAGAGGGAATCCAGAGAGTTATGGCTGTGACTACCCCGTCTACAATTAATCGCAATGTACACTCTCTAGATGATGTAACGATCAAGATGGTCCCAGCAGCCCGCATGAAAACAAAGTACAACTTTACCGAGGGGTGTGTAGCTGCGGAGGATGCAAAACAGATCAACTTCATCTTAATCCACCCGACTTGTGTTGTATGCCGCGACAAGTACAGCTATATTAAGCTGTTTACTCCGGGTACAGATTCCAGGACCGCAGACGGGTATTTGTATCAGAACCGCAATTACGGCGACCTTTTCTTGTTGGAGAAGAAAGTCGAAGGCTGCATAATTAACGCCGAGGCCGCAGGAGCATAAGGAGGGAATTGCATGAAAGCAGTAAAAGGAAACAAGGAATACACGATTGAGCAGAGTCAGCAGAAGTTTTATCAGGATTCCGGTTACGACATCAAGAATGATTCTGGGGAAATAGTTGCCTACGGTAAGGGAAAAACCGTACCATACGGGGATCATGCGAAAGCAGTAGAGGAGATTGGAAGACTCCAAGACGAACTTGCCAGGCTTGAATC